AGAAACCCGTGGTAGAGTGTCTTCTGTAATATGAAGAATAAATCATCTCTGAATCTTGTAACCGTTGACGCATCTCAAGTTAAGTCCTTCATCAAGGACTGTGACAAGTTGAAGCCATCCTCTTTGGTGATGGATTCAATTAAATGGAAGTATCTTGTACGCAGTGTAATGCGTGGCAAGAACATTCTTATCGTTGGACCTACTGGATGTGGCAAGACATTGGCTGCTCAAACTGTAGCTAAGGCTCTAGAACGTCCTTACTTTTATTTCAATCTTGGTGCTACCCAAGATGCTCGTAGTGCTCTTATTGGTAATACTCATTATGATAAGAACACTGGTACTTACTTCAATGAATCCGCCTTTGTTAAGGCTATTAAGACTCCAAATGCTGTTATCTTGATGGATGAAGTTAGCCGTGCTCATCATGATGCTTGGAATGTATTGATGACTGTTCTGGATGATCTACAACGTTATCTTCGTTTGGATGAAAAGAAGGACAGTGAAGTGGTTAGTGTAGCTGAAGGTGTATGTTTCATTGGTACGGCTAATATTGGTAATGAGTATACTTCTACCCGTGTTATGGACCGTGCTTTGATGAGCCGTTTTCCTGTCAAACTGGAAATGAGTCCATTGTCTAAAGATGTTGAGTTTAACTATCTAAAGAACCGTTTCAATATTTCTGAAATGGAACATCTTTATATTTTGAATGCGGTTGTTGAAATTGCGGTTCATACCCGTGATCAGATTAAGAGTGAGGACAGTAAATTGAGTAATTTTATTCCTACTCGTTCAACCGTTGAAATTTCAGAATTGATCTTGGATGGATTTAATTTGCTTGAAATTGCTGAGACTGCCATTTATCCTAACTTTGCGGTTGAAGGAGGTATGGATAGTGAACGGACATATGTAAAACAATTGGTTCAAAAGTATGTCAAGGTTGAAACTAAGGACAAGTTGTTTTCAGATCCGTTGGCTAAGTCACTAGAACAACCTCCGTTCTAATAAATAAACAAAACATTGCCTGTCAAAATATATGAGTAATTACAGTGATTATTGGTTGGATGATGATGACATCTATCAAGATGATATTGATGCGGGTTCATCTGTAAACTTCAATCTAATTAAGTTGGCTGTAGCACGCCGTGCTGTAAGTAACTTTGTCAATATTTTGACAGGCAAGTCTATTCCCGTTTATTTTAGTTCTGAAGGTAAGGATAATTGTACTGATGGTAAGACTGTATATTTGTCCGCAGATATTCTGGATAAATCAGACTTTGATCCTGCTGTAGGACTTGCCTTACATGAAGGTAGTCACGTTATATTGTCTGATTTTGATTTGGTTAAGACTCTTTGGACAAAGGTTGATCGTAGTCTTTATGATTTGGCACAACCACTTCAAGTTAGTAAAGATGAGGTAGCTGTTTTGGTTAAGACCTGTCTTAACTATGTAGAAGATCGTTATATTGACTGGTATGTATATAACAATGCTCCAGGCTATCGTGGATATTATTTGGCGTTGTATGAGAAGTTTTTTGATAGTCCAAAGATTAAAGTGATGTTAAAGAGCAATCTATATCGTGTGCCTTCTATTGAAAGTTATGAAACTCGTATGATTAACTTTACAAATGAAAATACTGATTTGGATGCATTGCCTGGATTGCGTGAAATTGCTAAAGTAATTAATCTTTCTAATATTCAACGGTTGTCTACACCAAAAGACCGTTTGAATGTTGCTATGGAAGTAGCTAAAATCATTCTTAGTAACATCACTGAACACAAAAAGAAAAAGAATGAATTATCAGATGAAGTTGGTGAAGGAGAATCAGTAGATGATGCATTGGGTGGAGAAAAGGTGGAGTCACCATCATCAACTGATGATGTAAAGAATGATAGTAGTTTTGATCCTGAAGTATCAGATAGTAAAAATAAACAAATCAAGAAAGCTATTCAGAAACAGAAAGATTTCTTGAACGGTAATATTAAGAAAAAGAGGGTTAATAAAAAGGAAAAGAAGATTCTTGACGCAATTGAACAGAGTGGAATGACACTGGTAAAGAGTGGATCTGATTATCTTAAATCAGATGGATACTACAGCATTGATACTATTCTTGTAACTAAATTGACTAAAGAATTGATTGAGACTGATGTATTTCCGTTGAAGTATGTTGTATACAATCATTATACTGGACGGTATGATTCTACTGCTGTTATTAATCAAGACAACCAAAAGGCTGTAAATGCTGGATTGGTGATGGGTGCGGCTCTTGGGCGTAAACTACAGATTCGTAGTGAAGTTAATAATACCAAGTATATGCGTAAGCCTGTTGGTAAGATTGACCGTAGGATTTTATCTGAATTGTGTTTCAAAGTATAAACATTCATACATTCACATTTCTGTAGATGCAAGTGCAAGTATGAGAGGAGACAAATGGGCAAAGACTATTACTAGTGTTGTGGCTATTTGTAAGGCTGCTTCTATGATTGATAATCTAAGGGTTACCGTATCATTTAGAACTACATTTAATTCTAGTAACAGTAATTGTTCTTCTAATCCTTATGTGATTATTGGATATGATTCTGCTGTGGATAAGATCAGTAAAATTAAGTCATTGTTTCCATATTTGAGTCCAAATGGATCTACTCCAGAAGGATTGTCATATGAAGCAATTATGAAACATTTGCCGGAAACATCCGCAGATTCAGATTATTATTTTTTGAATTTCAGTGATGGTGAACCAGCTATGAACTATACCACACAGAACGGTGATCGTATCAGTTATAGTCAAGAATCCGCAGCACTTCATACCAAGAAACAAGTAACAAAGATCAAGAACAACGGGTATTCTGTTTTGAGTTATTTTATCAAGTGCAATGATTATGTTAATCCAAGCTCTGTAGAGTTGTTTAAAAAAATGTATGGAACAAATGCTTCATTCATTAATCCAAACAATCTATTACAGGTTGCCAAGACAATGAACAGAATGTTTCTTGAAAAAAGTCATTGACATTTTGGAGGATATAATATAAAGTATTTATAAGGTTGAAGTTCAACCAATAAACATAAACAAAAAACAAAACTAAATATATGAGTAATACTAAGAAGACAGACCGCAAGAACAAGACAAACCTAACTGTAACCTGGCCATCAAACGACACTTACTTTGGTGTAAGTGAGTTGACAAATCTCAATAAGGATTTTATTGCGATTACACTACGAGTTCGTTTGAAGAATGCTCTTGATGAGGGTGTTGTAACCCAAATTGGAACTGTACATGGTGGTAAGGGTCGTCCTAAGCTTGCTTTCGCAATGAGTCCAGTAACTGAAGCTGCGATTACATCAGCTCGTTCTGCTGGTGTTGTGCTTGTTGACAAGTATAATACCGTAAATGTTCTTGATGTTAAGGCTGAGAATGATACATCTGGACATGAAACCGTAACTGAGTCAAAGACTAACGAAGTAGTTGCTTAATCTGTAAGATACATAAAAATGCCGTGTGGGTACTTTGTGTATTCATACGGCATTATTTTTTACCTATATATGGTTTTATTGGTTTTAATTTTATTAATTGTTTTAGGGTATAATAGTAGATAGTTATATCTTTGGGTAACAATTTATTTATATCCACTTGAATTTTGACTTTACTGCCGTATGATATTGGTTGATCCATTAAACTATCATACAGAGCGATTGTTGTTGAATCTATCTCAATATAGTGGTATATTTTTTGAGTTGGATCTGGTTTTTTAAATGTCATACTAAATATAAATATGGGAAACGAATTTTTTGATGCTGGTGAGTTTGAATTTGAACTGGAGAAATCTAAGTTTATCAAAAACATTGATTATTTGAAGAGTATGTCTGCTGAAGAACAGACATTTTATAAGAAGTGGGTAGAGGTACAAACTTATAAAGATTATTTAAATAAATCTGGTGTAGTTAAAGCTAAGATTTGGACTCCAACTGATATTACCAATATAGATTTGACGATCAAGGAATTAGAAAATTTGAATCCAACTATTGTTCATGTAACTGCTGGAAGTCCATATGAACACGACTGGTTGATGTTGAGGTTATTTTGTCATACTATGGAGTATGCTCAAACACCAGGTAGATTCATTAAATTGCTGATTACTGATGGTAATGTGGATAATCCACGATATTTGGGTGCGGTAAGTATATCCAGTGATGTTATTGTAATTACTGATAGAGACGATTACATTGGATGGACTGCTGATAATAAGTTAAAGGATAAACGATTGGTACATAGTGCAATTGGTAGTTGTATTATGAGTACTCAACCATTTGGTTATAATTTCTTGGGTGGTAAGTTAGTAGCTGCATTGATTACTACATCCAAAACCAGAGAAATTTGGAAGAAACTATATGATGAAGAATTGGTTGGCATGACTACCACATCATTGTATGGTAGTTATAGTATGTATAATAGTCTTAAATGGTGGCATAAGTGTGGGTCAAGTACTGGTAAGATGATGATTAAACCAGATGATAGTGTATATGAAGTATGGCATCAATGGATAAAAGATAATAGAACAGAACAGTATAATAAAGCGATGACCCAAAAAGAAGGCGTTAGTGGACCTGTTACTGGTGCAAAGACTAGGGTTATTAATATGATATTCCAGACATTAGGAATTAAAGCAAGTGATTATACTCATGGATATGAAAGAGGAGTATATTATAGTTGTTTTTATGAAAACACCAAAGAATTCTTACAAAATAAGATAACCGAAAAGGATTTGAAGTTAAAGGAATTGTTTAAGAAGGATGTACAAGGTGTTTTGGACTGGTGGAAACCAAAAGCTATAGAAAGATATAAAAAACTTCATGGCGAGGGTAATATTAAATCCGACATTCTATATTATAACAAAATGATGGGAATGACATATGATGAAGCTAAATCAAAGTTTTTTAATGAAGTTGGACGATAGTTATATATTTATATAACAAATGATCGTCAATTTTATCAAAGATAATAGATTTCCTAAGTTTATCAATAAATTAGCTTCTAATTCATTGAATCAAACTGACAGCACATATGTGGATGATAGTCCTGATGGAATTTTCGACGGTGATATTGGTACAGTCTTGATAAAAGACGGTAAAGATATATTGTACAGAACAAATACTGATACTGAATTTACTAATATTTCTAGTTATTACAAAACAGTAGTAGATGCAAAAAGTGGATTACTTACAAGCGGAATAAATAAAAAAGCTACTTGGATTAAAAATAGTTCTTCCACTGAAAAGTCTTGGAAATTTTTGGGATATACTTGTCCATTTGATAGTACTTGTGCTGCTTGTCCAATTCCATATACTTACTATTAAGTTCTTGACATTTTTATATTTTTGTGGTAAGGTATAAACAATGAAAAAATCATTGTGTTGTATTTCTCTTCAACTTCAAGAAAAAGGTTATAAAGCTAATACCATGACCAAGACTAGGTTCTTGACATTGGAACGCAAAAATGCTTTATCTACTGTTTCACAACGAACTCTTAATAATGTACATGTTGCGGTGAATACATTTGCATTTTGTGCAAGTAAAGGTTGGAATTATAGAATTAGTAGTGACTTGTTTCCATTGGCTACTTTGCCAGAAGCTAATCTATCATTTGATGTTCTTCCCGATAAAGATCGTATTTATGCCGAATTCAAGCGTGGTGCAGATATTATCAAAAAGAATAATTTACGATGTAGTACACATCCCGATCAATTTGTTGTACCTGCAAGTGCTACGAAATCTGTAGTAGAAAAATCCATTGTTGAACTAAAAAATCATGCTACAATTATGGATTTGTTTGGTTTACCGCAATCATACGAAGCTCCAATGAATATTCATATGAATTGTTACAAAGGTGATACCAAAGATATTGCCAAACGGTTTATTGATGTTTACAATGATTTTCCTGTTAATGTTAAGTCTCGTCTTGTTCTTGAGAATGAAGACAAACCTAACAGTTGGAAAGTAGAAGAATTGTATGATTTGATTTATTCAAATACTGGTATTCCTATTACTTACGACAATCTTCATTTTCGTTGTAACTCTGGTAAATTGATTGCTAAAGATGCAATGAAGTTGGCTATGTCTACATGGGGTAGTTATCGTCCATTGTTTCATTTTAGTGACAATGATTTGTCCAACAAAAATCCACGAGCACATGGTGATTATGTTCGTAGTATTCCTGAAGAATATGTTGACATGAATGGAGTTGACTATGACTTTGAATTCAAGGCTAAGGATTATGCGATTGAACGGTTTGAAAAAGAATTTAAATTATAATTAAAAAGATGTTGACGAAACAGTGAACATGGTGTAAAGTAATTTCAAGTTAGTAATGAAACTAACGAAACATAAAATAAACAAAAAATAAATAAAAATATGATTATTCGTAAAAATAACAAGATGCAGACTAATTTCGTATACAATAGTGCTGCTAAGGTAGAAACATTCATCTCGTATCCATTTGCTGGAACCAAGCGAGCTGGTACTCGTTTGACTATTCGTAATGGTAAGACTCGTATTGATTTGAATGGCCGTCAAGTTAAGGCACTACGCAAGGTTCTTGCTACTGCTTCCCGAGTTAAGTAATCTTTGGTTTGAGTATGGGAAAGACATTTAGAAGAGACAATGAATTTAGAACCAAGAGTTCTAAGTTTAAAAAAAATAAAAAATTGTCAAAGGTAAATAAACCATATTTAAATAAAGGAGGGAAGGTAAGAAATTACCAAGATGAAGTAGATAATGAATATTAAATCAATAGTTGTCATAATAATTAATGTAGTATTATTTTCATTATCGCTTAAATTTCAGAGTGTAACGCCATTCGCAGTAATGTGGTTGGCGTTACATTCTTTTTATTTAAGTTATAAATTGGAAGAATATAAAAACGCAATTCTTGTTAGTATTGATGACGATAAGAAAAAATTGGAAAAGGAATTAAATACCTTGTATTTGAATCAAAAGACTGTATTATCGGTTATTAATGCTTTAAGAGCACGAATCAACAATCATTATGGGAAGACCCAAAAAACAAAAAACCCCTCTCTCAAAGAACGATTCAAATCAATCGAACGAAGAGACGCAGAACTTAACGAAGAGTAAATCTTTATTTGATCATATCAATCAAATTAGGGAAGTTAAGAATCCTAAGTATTTTGATACACTTACTGCTGCAGATATTAAATCGTTCAATAAGTATACATTATTGATGGGACTTGGTATGGATCAAATGATTATTGAAGAAATTGCGTTTGTATCCAAGTATTTTGACATCTTACATGAGAAACATCTTTATAAGGTATTATGTGACTTTGTACCACATGGCAGACGGTTTTGTAAGTGGATTAAACCTAACAAAGTAAAATTCAACAAAGATTTAATTCAATTGGTATCAAATAAATTTGAGGTAAGCAAAGATGATGCCTATAGTTATTGTGTACTATTTTTCAGAACGGAAAGTGGTATTAATAGTCTGATTGATATATGTAAACAATATGGTAAATCAGAAAAAGAAATAGAAGGGTTAATGGAGAATGAATAAAATTTATATAGGAGTATCTGGATTTGCTAGAAGTGGCAAGAATTTATTTTGTGATATTGCTCAAAAAGTTTTAAAAGAAAAGTACAACTTGACATCTAAAACATATGCACTTGCATATTTCTTGAAAAAAGATTGTGAACCGTTTATTCAAGAAAAGTTGGGATTGAGTTCTTTCAGTGAAAAGACTGAAGATAAGAATGCCTTTAGAGAAATGTTGGTATGGTATGGTGGTGTAAAACGAAAACAGACTGAAGGCAAATATTGGACGGGGTTATTACATGAAGAGTTAAAGAAAGATACTAACGATGTTAATTTTATCAGCGACATTCGTTATGTAGAATATACCGACGATGAAGTATTTTGGTTGAAGAAACAACTGGGTGGCAAGTTGGTTCATATTAGTAAATATACTTATGGATTTGCTACTGATGGAAGACATTATAGAATCAATGATAAAAGTAAGAAAATCTATACAGAAGCTCCTAATCAACATGAAGCGTTGAATGATCCTAAGATTAGATTTCTTGCTGATTATAAAGTTGAATGGGAACAAATAGTTACTGATAAAAATCACAGTGATTTGATTAACAATCCGAATTTAAATCTTATTGTAGAGGATTGTCTTAAGGAGATACTGAAATAGTTTTGATGTGAATAGAATTATCATAAAATTCTATTGATTTGTCATCTGTTACTGAGAACAATAAATCTATGGTTTGTTGGTCAATGTTATTTATTGTAGAAACATATTTGTTATTACAGTCAAATAATTTTTGACCTTTTTCTTTTGATTTACAACTGCATATATTTTTAAATTGATCTACACAAGCACATATTTGCATTAAACTTCCATTGGATGTTAATTGTTCTTTTGTTTTGATATAGTTGTATAATTCATTTAAATTGGCGATTCTCATGGTGATAACTTATTGAATACAAAATATGTAATTAGTGATGTTACATAAATAGTAGGTATTTCTAGAAACGAATAACCAAAAATAAATTTTCCTATTAAAATCATCCAAAAATTCAAGCAAAATGGACATGTAATCAATCTAGTAAAAAAACTATTATGTTTTTGTAATAGATATGAATGGTATGTAAGGGTAAAGTCAGTTTCTTTTGCATTTAAATAGTCATATATTTTGAACCATTTAAGTTTTAATATATGACTATATTCAACAAATGCTTCTGTATTAAACCATATTACTAATAAAAATGTGTATATTAATATAATAGGTATCATATTTTTTCATATTCAATATCAATATCGGAAAATCCCCAATTATCTTTGTTTTGTGTTTTGTTTTGATATACGATTGCTCTATACATATCATTTGCTTTTCTATTTACTCCTGTTAAGAATCCACCACCACCTCTTCCATGATTTATATGGAAGAATGCAGGATTATAGATAGCTTTTAATCCGTATCCGTGCATTACTGCTTTTTTCTGTACATTTGTGTCTGCATATAATGCGTATATCAAATCTTCTTCCATTCCACGAATATCATTCCATATATTATTTGGTGCTAATTGAAAATCGCCACAACAATTTACCATACTATAATCATCTCCTTGCATGGTTTTTTCTTCATAGTGTCTTTCTTCACTATTATTTATTAAATATTCTCTTACATCTTTCCAATTTTTATACTCTTCGTAATTATTATCTTTATTAAACTGTTGAATATTAGGAAGTTCCGCATCTCTTCTACTTACAGTATAAAATGTATTTTTATCTAGTTGATTTATTGTATCTTCAAGATCATTTCGTCTTGGTGCGATAATATCTATATTTGTAGATACGATCCAATCTCCTGTAGCTCTTCTAATACCAATATTTCTTCCTAATACCTCACAACATTTTTGTGCTTCTGCATCAAAGTTGGTTAACATTTTTGCTATTTTTGGTTCAATAACAATGTGATGAAAGTTACCTTTGAATTGGATATTTTGTTTTACTTCATTTAGAAGACTTTTTGTTTCACTATTCCAATCGATATAAAACACTTCATCAAATGTATCGATCATTGAATTGAAACAATATGAAGATCGTTCAATTAAATTTCCACCATAATTGTCGTTTCGTGATACTATAACAGCTGATAATTTCATATATTAAAATTGATTTCTATAAGATTCCCAAAATTGGATTGTTTGTTCTGGAAGATATGATTTATAATTTGAAAGATCATTTAATAATTTAAATGTATTTCTGTATCCAATTACTTCATTTTCCATGTTTTTAATTAGATCTTGAACATTTCTTTCTTGATATACAGTAGCTTTATTATAAACAACACTATTTGGGAAATAATATTGTGTAATGTAACTCCCCCATATATCATCCATTCTTCCTATGTATGGTAAAACTGCATAAAATGGCAATACTTTTCTTGATAAGAATGTATTTTGTGAATTAAACGGCGCAAGTTGAGTTGATGCAAATGGATCAAATTTATTAAATTTTACTATTGGTTTTTTACTCAATCTACAAATTGCGTCTATATCAGGATCACCATCCCAAAAATCGGCTTGAATTAATACATTGCGTCTAAATTTACCTTTATATTCATTATTGTTTTTAACATTTAGGCATTCGATTGGGTAACCTCTATGCCAAAGATCATTACAATTTGTTACTGAAATTGGATCAAAATAATTACTATATAAGTTGGTATAAACGTCTACTTCAATTTCTTTATCAACATAAACATCATCACCCCAATTTTCATATGGAATGTTGTCATCATCTACAGTCGCAACTAATGATGCATTATTTCTGTATGCATAAACAAATCCTATATTTCTTCTTTGAATCGTTTTCCATCCAATTACATCGCTTAGTTCTTTACAAAAAGATTCTTGTTTTTCTGGAGATAGATAGATTACATTATCATTTTCTAATGCTTTATAATTTTCGTGTGGGGTTTTTAAGTCACCAACAATGACAAATTTCCAATTTTTCTTTACTGCAATTTCACAGTATTTTAATGTTGCAGTAGTTGGTTTATTAATTGTAGTCGTAACTATAAATTTATTCATATTAGCTATATATTTTTTATATACTTTAAAGATTTTTTATATATCCTTTATCGATTAGATTTTTAATGCCGGAATTTAAATATTCGTTCATTTTCAAATCAAATGTTTGTCTTTGATTTGGTATTTCTTTCAATTTTATAAATTTTTTGTAATATTGTGTATAACCTGTTTTGTTCATTGGTCCATAGTTATATTCAACGGTGATTTGATTTTCAATAATGTATTGTTTAATATCAACTCCATGATTTTCTGCAAATTGCGATAATAACATTGCATAAAAATCACATCCACCATAACCTTTCCATTCGTTTTTTATTAAAAAATTTTCCCACATTTCTTTATTAAATAAATCCATCCAACCAGCAAATTTAAATTTGTTTATTGGTATAAGTTTAATTGGTAGATTATTGTTTTTCATATAATTCCGTACATCATATACATCTATAGTATTATGTTCTTTGTATGGTACATCATTATAATTTGGATGTGAAATTACATCCCATGTATGATCCCATAATTTAGGAATTTGAGACGAAATTATAAAAAATTTGTTGGTTATTTCTTTTGAACATTGTAATAAGATATACAATAAATGTTCATTGAAATACATGTCTGGATTTAGTGTCATATAGTGATCGATATGAGGTTCGGTTGATTCTCGCATCGTATCTAATCCACCATATAACTCATTTCCATCATATATTTTAAACTTACATTTATAGTCATTTAGTAGTGGTTGTAATGAGTTGAATTTTTCTATAAAAAAATCTTTGGGTAATTTACTAGAATTCCAGTCAATTAAATAATTTGAAAGATTTAATGTTACATCAACATAAACTATATCATTCTCGTCTAAATAATATTTAGATTTTTTTAATTGGGTGAAAGATAATAAAGCATAATCTAATTCCCACGGCATTAAATGACATGTAATTTTATAATTCATTTGGTATAAAAATTTTATCTACTCCATATGATGCAACTAATTTATAATTTAATTTATTTAATAAATCATAAATATTTTCAGAATTGGTATTGTATCTATTTAACCATTTTTCACAAAATTCAATACATAAAACTGGTTTAAATTTTTTTATAGTTTCTATTGCTCCTAATAATGCATTAAATTCATATCCTTCGACATCTAATTGTATTAGATTACAATCTGGTAAGTTCAAATTATCTAATATTATTGTTGGAATAAATCCGGCTCCGTTTACATGTACTCCTCCAGTATCATGTAATCTTTCGGGACGAATTAACTGTGATACATTTACAGTATTTAATTCATTTCCAAGACAACATTGCATTTTTATTACATTTGTTGAAGTAACATTTTGATTCAAACAATAAAAATTTACAGGATCAGGTTCAAATGTATAAATTATATTAAAATGTGATATGAATGTACTTAATAAAAATCCACAATTTCCTCCTGCTTGAATCATTACATTTTTATTTTTAATATATGGTAATATATAAGTTGATAAATCTTTCAATTCATTTTGACCTTTCCAAGAATTTTCATCTATTATAGGCCACACCCATTTTTCATCTTTTAATGTTATTTTGTCTTTCATAAAATTCTATTGTTCTGGACAATCCTTCTTCAATATCTATTAATTTATATATGTTTGACAATTTTTTTATTTTGGTATTATCCCCACATAAAAAATTACTATTATCTTTTCGATTCAAATTTTTATCAAATATAATTTCTGATTTACTATTTGTTAATCGATATAATGTGTTAATAACATCTTTTAATTTATATTGGTTGCCGGAACAAATATTATATACACCACGTTCATCGGATAATATTAAGCTATATACAAAATTTACAAAATCATCAATATAAAGATAATCTAATGTTGCACTACATTCGTTTAAATGAATCATTTCATTTTTTAATAATTTAGTTATTAAAGTGGGAATCAATCTCGTTGATACATCATTTGGACCGTATGTATAACACGGGCGTATCCATTTCCAATTTATATCATTTTGTTTACAATATAATTCACTATATTGTTTAAATGTAAATTTTGATATTCCGTACAAACTATTTGGTTTTTCAAAATATTCTTCTGTAATTGGTGTATTATAATCTCCGTATTCAGCAAAACTACCAGCTCCTATGATTTTTGGTTTGTGTTTAAATTTACTTATCAATGTTAAAAACTTTATATGGTCCGGTAGATTTTTGTAAAATTGATCTATACTATTTATATCTTTATAATTATTTGCACCATTCCATCCCAATAATAGTATTACATCCGGCAAAAAATGTTCGATTTCATCTATATGATTATGAATTGTATCCATATAAGATGGAATAAATTTGTATTTATTGCGTTCAAATTGAATATTATTATTGTGTTTTGATGTTATTAATACATGATGATTTTTATCAATTAATTTTTTTGTAATATTTGATCCTAAGAAACCATTTCCACCTGTAATTAATATATTCATAGTATATTCATATAGTGTTTATAACAATCTTTAATTCCTTGATGAATTCCTTTAAAATTTAAATTTAATGAATTTAATTTATGTCCATTTCCGGTATAACTTAATCCGACGGAGTGATTTTCTATCTTTATATCTACTTTATATGAGGACAATTCATTTATAATATTTGCAATATCACTTAATTTATACTTTTTTATATATGACACATTAATGTCTACATATGATGATATTGAATTATTCAAAAAATATTTTACAATATTTATTAAATCTTCCATATAAAAGAAATCTATATATCTATCTTGATGGATAATTATTGGTTTGTGATTTATATAATTATTTATATTATTTCTTATAAATCTCGTAGATAATTCGTTGTAGTAGAAACAACCAAACATTCTAAGATTTACACTTCTACGATAATTCATAGACAATTTTGAAATTACATTTTTCGACAGTCCGTAAAAATCCGTTGGAATTTTATTAAATATATCGTATTCATTTATATTTGATATATTATCTTTACGATCAAACTCTGCGCCAGAGCCAAAATTAATAAATACTTTGTATCTATCATTAAATTTAATTAAATTTTTATACATTAATATATTTTTATAAAACATTTCATATGTATCTTGTTCTAACCTATGACCACCTTCGATTGCACAATGTATTATTGTATCTATGTTGTTTTCATCTAGATATTTTTCGATATTATCTGTTGAATATAAATCTATAGTATTTCTATTACCTTGAAATAGATTTAAGTTATCATGATTAGATAACAATTTTATTAGATTTGATCCAATAAAACCATTTGATCCTGTAACTAATATATTCATAGTTTAGACAAAAATTCTAAAGTTTTGATTCTTACTAATTCGTTTCCAAATTCGAGTGCTTTATCATCTATATAGTAATCCGCTAGGATTTTTGGACTAGACCCAGATAGTTTTTTGGCTTCTCTTTCTGGATTATTTTTGTTGACTTGATCAAATTCCAATCCTTGTTGTTTACACCATTCAATTGCTTCAGATAAACATTTCAATTTTTCATTATCTCCTCTGTTAGTCCAAAGAATCAAATAATGTCCTTTTTCTCTTAGTTTGATTAAGAGGTCCAATAGATTTTTTTGTTGTTCTGTCTGTTTTCCAATAGATGGAAATGCATACTCACATAGAGTACCATCAAAATCGACTGCTATAACTAATTGTTTCATATATTTTATTGTTTATTACTTTTGTTAATTAACTCTTTTGCGTTTAAAAATGCAAGTTTGATTAATTCATCATTGTTATAGAAATCGTTTGATGTAATGAATTCTTCAATCAAATCTCTGGCAAATGTTCCAATTGATACACCATTGATTCTTACACCTGCTTTTTCAGCTAATTCTTTACTAAATGAATTTGTTCCTCCTGAAATTAGGAGTGGAATGTTATCAACATCATTTATATCTTTATAAATTTTCTTTGATGAGATCTTTGGTTTTCCGAGTTTATCTACACCACGTTTTTTATCAATTCTCATGTTGAATTTTTTATTTACAACATCTGCACATGCAATTGCTTGTAAAGTAGTGTTATAATCGTCTTCTCCGCCACTCATAGGATATCCATCTGCCTGAATCATTAAACGATTACCTGATACCTTTTTTGCTTCTTGAATTCTGTGTTCAAGTCTCAAATTTCCAAGGTTCAACCTATCCAAACACATAGAATTGTAATTGGTTGAATTAATTTCGTTGATAAGTTTCCATTCCTGTAATGTGATATCATCCTCACCAACTGCAGCGTGGAGTTCAAATAGTTCTGCTCCTGCATCCATGCATTTTGGTAATAGTTTGTTTACTTCTCTAGCATTATGTCGATATGAGATAATATCAGATTTTGGACAAATACTGCTGCATTTACCACATCCGATACAAAGATCTTTAATAACAATTTCTTTTGATTGATCTTCAACATCAAATGATCCATTTAGATTTTTAAAAAAGTCTAGATTTTTAGTAAAGTCTTTGGGAATTGCATCGGTTGGACATATAGGAATACATAATGTACATGAAATACATTTATTTTGATCGATAAATGATTTTCTTACATGAGGATCGCCTGGCATACCAACACTAACCATAATATAAGGTCTGTGTTCAATTGTCACATTTAACTTGTGAGCATATTCGTATGCTAAATCAATACCCTCCATTGCAGATTTCACAATATCAACATTAGCAGATACATCTAAAATTTTTGTACCTGCTAAAGTATAAATAAAAGCCAATTTTTTAACTTGACTTTTGTCTTCATTTCCAGCCCCACATATCATTTTAAAACATTGTTCTTTATGAATAATGTCTTGTAAGATTTCAAATCGTGTTTTCATGTTATTATCTATTAATCAACGACTTTATTCTGTCATCTAATTCATTAACTGTCAATGTAAAATTGTTTCTTTTATATTTTAACAATTCGATTTCATATTCAAGTGCAGATTGAATTGTTTTTTCTAAACAATGAATATTATAGTCGTTCAGTTTAATAACTACATTTCTAGTTTCAATTTTATCCAACAAATTGTCAAAATACATTTTTTTAATAAATTCTACACTTTTTGTAGATATATTACCTCCTAATGTAGTTGGATAATTATATTTTTTAGATTTTATAAGAATGTCTTTTACTTTATCAAATATAAAATCACAATTTACTTCTGATTTATTCATGGAATATGATTTTGAAAAATCCGATCTACCAATAATAATTCCGTTTAACTTATTATTGCCATATTCCAATATATCATCTAAATTTTCATATGCAGTTTTCGTTTCTATAACTATATAAGAGTGTATTCTGTCTGAATGTAATGATATGATATCAGTAAATTTAGACAATGCAAATGAAGATTCCACCATGGGTGCAATTATATCATTTATACCATATTTGACGCAATTGTTTATATCGGTTTTAGCTTCACATCCACCAATTTTAACAAAACATTTAAGATTACAAATATCTGTAATTCTTCTAACTACAAGTAAATCATCTAAATTAATACCTTCATCTTCAAATGATTGTTTTAGTCCGATGATTCCATAATTAGTTGATAATAACTCTAAATTTTTTATTAAATTAACAATCATAATTTTACAGTGTTTATTCCATTTTTAATAAAATCCGTATCCATGCCCCATATAATTAATTTAGGTACAATTTTGTTTTCTTTTTTATCGGAATTAAATTGTTCTATATTTTTAAATGTAGGAAGAAACATTCCTAATTTATCTTTGTCGATTATATTATAGATTTTATTGACATATTTTTTATATAACGAACTTTCCCATTTACATACACATCCAAGACTATTTGACAAGTCATATGGACCTATAATAAACATATCAAATCCACATTTATAAATAGATTTTAAATTGTCTACGGATTTTTTTGTTTCTATTTGTCCAATTATAATTGGCATCTTTGTTCCTATACTATCATCTCCCCACTGATTTTCTCTTACAAGACCACACCCTCTTTTTCCATTATATAATGGATATTTACAAAAATCTACAATTTCTTTTCCTTGGTCATATGATTCTACAGTAGAAAAAATTACACCAGTTGCTCCTGCATCTAAACACATTCTCACCAAAGTTTTATTTAAATCAGTGAATCTAACAAAACATTGTTTTTTATATAAAGTTATTACTTGTATACAAGAATATAACGTTTCATTATTAAAGTTACCGTGTTCAGTATCTAATACAACACCATCAAATTTAGAATTGGAGAACAATTCAGAAATTAATGTAGAGGGAATTGTTTGTAAAGTTAGATTCATTTTCTAATTTTATAAGAAATATCATTTACTTTTATAACCATATTACTTTCAAGTGTTTCTATTGAAAGCAAAGGAGACATATCTTCAATTGGAGGTGGTAGAATTCCATCTTTGGTTAAAATACCTTTAACTTTTGGCACCAAATCTTGTTCTGGATTCATATAACATTCCAGTATAGCATATCCTTGATGATTTAAAAAGTCTTCCACAGAATTATTTTTAGTATTAAAATAAGGAATTTCAAATGCATCAGCTATACGTTTAAAACTTGGAAGACTTACACCAGTATCTGCATTGACACCAGTATATCTTCCATTGAACAACATTTTTTGTGTATGTTTGATGAACAAATATCCTTCATTATTAAAAATAATAATTTTTATTGGGAGTTTATATCCTACAATTGTTTGCAATTCTTGAAGATTCATCATCATACTACCATCACCGTCAAATAATATTACATTACGGTCTTTTGCAGCAAATGAAGCACCAATTGCAGATGGTAATCCATTTCCCATTTCACCTAACCCATTTGATGCAAATACGGTCTGACCATTTTTTATTTCAAGTGACTGGTGACATGATGGTAGTGGAGTTCCTTGTCCTATAACAATTACATCGTCGTTTTTTAATAACTTTGATACATTATTTATAAAAACATAAGAATTGTCATGTTTTAGATTATCTTCTAAATGACATTTTTCTACTAATGGAAAATTCTTTTTATACGTCAAACATTGTTGATACCATTGATTTTTATAACATGTAATGTTTTCTAAAAGCAATTTATTTATAAAATCTTTACAATCACTGTTGATCGTAATGTCATACCGAGAATGTTTTTTCAATTCTCCTTCATCATTATTGATCATTACAATCTTTGCTTCTGGCGCAAAATTGTTTATATTGTATCCTGTTTGTGGAAGAGCTAATCTACTTCCAAGTACAATTAATAGATCACAGTTTTGTATTACAAAATTTGCACAACGTTGACCATATAATCCAGGACATCCAAAATTATACTCATGATCAAACGAAAGATTGTCAATACCAGACCAAGAAAGTACGACTGGAATTTTTAACTTTTCAATTAATTTTTTTAATTCTGTTTGTGACTTAGACAGTCTTACACCATGACCCGCAAGAATTACAGGACGAACAGAACTTTTAATTAAATCTACGATATTTGATACATTATAATTTTCTGTGGGATTTACAGATAATTCGTATTTGATTAGATCTTCTTTATTTAGAATTGCAGATTGCATATCCATGGGAATATCAATCCATACAGGTCCTGGTCTTCCATTTGTAGTGATATGATATGATTCTTCCAATGAAGACAATAATTGTGATTTGTTTTTGATGATTGTACTGAATTTAACAATATCTTTTACCATTTTAGACACATTAAATCCTTGAGTGCCTAACATTCTTAAATGTGAATGTTCGTTGACATATTTTGTTGATTCTTGTCCGGAAATAACAATACAAGGAATAGAATCTGCCCAATTACACAAAACACCAGTAATAGCATTAGATGCACCTGCACCTGCTGTAACAATTGCAGCGGTAACTTTTCCTGTTGTTCTATAATACGAACCGGCTGCCATTACGACAGCTTGTTCATGATGCATATAGATTACTTTAGTATATCCTTTACGAGCAATTGAATCGAATATATAAGAATTTGCCGAACCAATTATACCAAATACAGTTTGTATTTCTTTTTCTTCAAGAAAATCTGCTATTAAGTCCGCTGCTAAATAATCGTTTTTGTTATAATTTACCATATAAAATTGTTTTTGTAAAATTGTACTATTTTCTTTAGTTCTTCGTCAAATTGACATTGAGGAGACCATCCCAAATTTTTTAATTTGTCGTCATTTAACGCATATCTTACATCTTGTCCAATTCTTGTCAATGAAAAATCAATATATTTTTCTTTATATCCTGGTACCAATTCTCCGAAATATTCTTTCACAATTTTTTCTAATGTAACTATATTTGATTGTTCAAATCCTCCTGCAATATTATAAATCTCATTTTCAACACCCGATTCTATAATAGTTATAATACCTCTTGCAGTATCTTTTGCATGTAACCAATTTCTAATCGGTGTACCATTGTTATGAAGTGGTACTTTTCTTCCCAAAGCAATATACTTACATGTTTTTGGTATTAACTTTTCCACATACTGTCCGATACCATAATTGTTTGTTGGTCTGACAATTACATATTTTACATTGTATGTTCTTGCCCATGCCAATATTAGTTGATCTGCTGCAGCTTTTGTTGCTGCATATGGATTGCTTGGTTTCAGTATATCTGTTTCTATATGTTCACCGTGTTCAATATCACCATAAACTTCATCCGTGCTAAAGTGTATTAATAATGGTTTTACTTGTCCTTGTTTGTTATAATTTCTTAACAATTCCAATATATTATGTACACCGTTAATATTAGAATGAACAAAGTCATCACTTTTTCTAATTGAATTGTCTACGTGAGATTCCGCAGCAATATTGATAAAATAATCACAGTCAATCAATCTATCTAGATCATTTATATCAGACTTGTCAAAACTAAAATTTTCATATTTATTGAATTCTTTAAGAATCTCTGGTTGTGCCGCATAAGTGATTTTATCAATCCCTCTGACATACCATCCTTTATTTAAACATTCTCTGGTAACATAAGATCCAATAAACCCTAAACATCCTGTAATATACACTATTTTCATATAATTTTATTTCTTAAAAAATGACTCTACTTTTTCTTGTATGTAATCTAATTGTTCTGAAGTAATTACTGGACTAGTTCCTAAGAAAAAAGTATCGGTTGTTACTTTTCTTGCATTAGGATATTTAGAAATTACTTCAGTTTTATCTATTAATCCAGTATATGCTGGTTGTAACATAATATTACCTGCGAAATATGGTCTGGTTTGGATTTTATTTGATTCTAAATAATCCACAATATCTTTACGTTTAAACAACGAATTGTTTTTAATAGTTACTGCAAATGCAAACCAACTAGGATCGGATAAATCAGTCGCAATTGGCAATAGAAAATATTCTTCATATGTCTTGAATATATTAACTAATCTAGTATGATTTTCTTTTCTTCTACGATGAATTTCAGGCAATTTCTTTAACTGTTCTAAACCGATAGAAGCTTGCAGTTCAATTGGTTTTAAATTATATCCAATTTCATCGTAAACGTATTTATGATCAAATACTTCATCTGGTAGTTCTGGTAACCAATTACTAAATCTAGTACCACAACTACCATTTTTTAACAGACCTGCTTTTTTACCAACGCAATAACATCCACGTCCCCATTCACGGAAACTACGAGTAACTATTTCTTGCATCTTAGTATTACATGCAACAAATCCACCTTCACCCATAGTCATGTGATGTGCAGGATAGAAACTACAACTTGCTAGTTCACCAAAACTACCAAGTGGTTTACCATCATAAGTTGAACCAAGCGCATCACAACAGTCTTCCAATAGAATTAAATTGTATTGTTTAACTATTTCCATCAAACGCTTCATATTGGGTGGGTTACCTAATACATGAGCAAATGTAATGATTTTTGCGCCTTTCTTTGCTACTTCTTCAACTTGGTCTAAGTTGAGGTTTAATGTATCTAAATCAATATCAACAAATACTGGTTCAAATCCCACTTGAAAAATTGGATTTAATGTAGTAGGAAACCCTGCAATTGGTGTAATTACTTTAGTTCCTTTTGGTAGATTATATAATCTTTTAGATGTCATTGCTAACATCATTAATAGATTTGAACTACTACCACTATTAGTTAGTATACCATATTCTTTGTCAAATTGTTTTGGAAACAGAGTTTCAAAGGTTATTGCATCTTGTCCTAAGACTAACCATTCATTCAATAATGATTTTACTGCAGCTATATATTCTTTATCATCAAAGAATGGTCCTGCATATTGCACCCAATCTTTGCCTGCTTCCCATTTTTTTGAAGATTGTTTGTTTTTAATAAACGAAGAGATTTCTTGTAAAATGTTATTCATATTCTAATATTACGCAAAAAGTTTGAATCCACAAGTTTTTTTAAAAAATTTAATTGTAAGAAAACTACAGACTGTATTATTAAGTTTCATATAATATTATAAACATTACTTGAAATTTGTTTTGTTTCATATTTCACAAAACCCCAATCGTCTGGATTTTTCCAGATATACATTTGTCTTACATTATCTCTTTTTAGATCTTTTCTGGAATGTTCTATGTGGAAATATAAATTTTCTAAGAAATACACAGGCATTTTTCTCACCGCAAAATTATATATCATTTCACTATCCATTCCAGATTGTCTTTTATTTTTCTGACGGTGTTGTGAATTTGTTTCATCATATCCTCGGATTAAATCTTTTAAAATATTAGTATGACATGCAATAATATCTCCACTAGCAATTTCTTTCAACGGATCGATTTTTTCATTTAAAAAGTCAATTGTCGGAAATATACTATCATAAAAATTCTCTCCTTTAAAATTACAACTTTCATCTAAATGTTGACCTATTTCTGATATATTGAATGTCATTATATTTGAATTTACTACATTTAAATCACTATTGGTTTTTATTCCCACACTAAATCTCGGTCTAAATACATGTGGTATAGTATTTTCTTTAGATAATAAAATGAAATTTTCAATTAAATCACTTGATAATAACAAATCACTATTTAACACAACAGTAAAAGTACCATTTGATCTTCTAATACCAATATTTTTTGCAAAATATTCATACAGAATATCAGTAGACAATCCTTCATTAATTGCTACACTTTGATTTATATTATATACCTTTAATTGGGGATATTTGACAATTAAATAGTTAAATTGATCTAATTCAAATAAATTTTTTTCAGTGGAAACCCAATCAGTTAGAATATATTCAAAGTCTTCTGTTAACTTTGATATTTCATCCAAGTTGTGTTCAAGAGATCTATATAAATTGTTTAGGAAATTTCCGCCGTAGTTGTCATTGCGACCTATTGTTGTGAATGTTATCATAAATTATTTAATTTGCATATTTCTACTAATATATTTCGTGTTCTTCCCATTAAATCCGCATAATGTTTTGCAAGTACAAAATTATATTCTATTGCTTCTTTTCTTTCAATATAAAATTCGGGGGTTAATTTATTAACCGATTCAATTATTTCATTTTCATCTTTGCAATATATAAATCCGTCTGGATTATATCCCAATTCTTCTAAATTTGGACATCCCCAATATATAGGAAAAGTCTTAGATAAAAATGCATCAATTATTTTTTCAGTATGATAATTTTTATTAGATGAATTTTCTACTGCAACTGTAAACATACTTTCCCATAATATTTTCTTTTCACTTCCGGGAGGTTGACCATCATATTGTTTAATTGTATGATGTCCATTATTGAAGTCATAATCTGGTAATGTATAATACCATTGTTTTGGAATTACAATTTCGTTTTCTCGTTTATGTAAACGATGTCTTAAATGATGTCCTTCTATTCTAGTTTTTCCACCACATAAAAAAGAGACTTCAAATCTTTTTTTTATTTTATCTACACCGTCGATGTATTGTTTATCCAACCAAGTTATCCCCATTGGATGAAATAATGCATTTGGACAATTATCAAGGATTTCTTGTCCCCATGTTAGAATAATATCATATTTATGATAGTTTTGTAACGCATAATTGTGTAGACCAAATAATTGATTTGGTTCCATAATCATCAATATATTAATATCATTTAGTGATAATTGATGTTCATTCGACGGATGATCATTAAATAGTGTTATTGATTTATATTTTAAGTCATCATTTCCATGTAAATAAAAATCATTTGCATCGGGAGTATCATTCATTCCCTCTAAAAAAGTACTTAATGGGATAAAATTTGAAAATATTTTTAACATAATTATATTAAATTGTTTAGGTATAAATTTATATGCAACATCATATCATAAAAAACAGATTATGTTAGTTTTTTATCAAATAATGTGCAATTACATTGTTCTTTGAAATATTTTATTGTTTCTGGATTAAACCAACTTTTAAAATCTTCTAAAACTTCGTAAAATTCTTTTAAAGGTCGTCCACCCAATCCTTCAATATAATGAAAGGATTTTATTTTTTTATGGTCTGATGTATATAATTCATTATCTTTAACATACCAATACCATATTGGACTTAACATTCCATCGTAATTAGGGCCGCATTTATTTAATTTTCCATTTTTAATCATATTAGTTCCAAATACACCTTTTGATCTGGCATTGTATACAACTTTACTGGTTGGATATGGAAAATCAACAATTTCTACAGGATGTGTTTTTGTAATCCATGCCATATCATTTAATGCACCCTGTTCAAGAAAATCAGTTGGACGAATTATACTTAAATCTATTAATGCTTTTATTGCTTTTGCATTATTAAAACAAACTATATCAGCATTTATATTACCGTGATCAAAATATTCTTTTCCATCGTGTATATATTTAATATATGGTGTTGTCCAATATTCAGTGGATTCTTGACATGGATAATTTAATGTTGCTAAAATGTCTGTGTTTTTATTTAAAAATTCATCTAATCTATTACATGTGATTGTATCAATTCCCATAGATATAATCTTGTTATATCCATAAAAGTCCATTATATAATATGATAAAATTAATTTTAAAATTCCTACATTTGGATATAATTCTATTTCATTTTTTGTTCTAAACAATTCACAATATTCTTCAAAATTATTATTATCAATTAAAAAAACATCACAGTCAGGATGAAATTTTTTAAAACTATTAACTGCATCGGCTGTAAGTGGATTATATTTGTTTATATCACATTTATCATCTAATCCTAATTGTAAAAAAACTGCAGCAGTATTATTCATTTTTTTCATAACATTTTATTCTATACAATAATCCTTGTATTTTTTTAAATACAAATTTATAATTTTATTTTCTACTTCTTTATCTACCGGAAATCCGTTGTAATATATAGTGTCTAAAATAGATAAAAGTCGATGTTGTATCATTATTTCGTCATTTATATTATCACTTGTATTTGTTTTTGAAATTCTAGATTTCCAAAAATCAGGAATGTCTTCCATCGTCCATTTATAATCGGTACCTTTAATATTTTCTGCAAAATATGAATTAATTGTAGGATTTAAATTTGTTACTGTTTCATCAACATTTCTTTCATTAAATCCGTAATCTATTTTAATATTGTTATCAAAAAAACCTTGAGGAATTTCAATTGCTGGACATTTATTATTTAATATTGGAGGATTACAATGTTGATAACCATCAAAATGTCTACAAAGTTCTTTGAGAGGTATTATTGATTTATGTATTGGTACATTTTTAATTTCTGCCAATCCAATTCCAAAATAATCAGGTCTAGGTAATTTATATTGATTGAAATTCCCAGTTAACCACCAATTTTTATATAATTCTTTAGTAATGATCTGAATACTATCAAAACAATTATTTCTTATATAAAGATAATCATTTTCAAATTTATAAGAATTGGAATTAAATGGCGGTGACCCTCCTCCTAATTTAGCCATTCTTATGCTTTCTGGCCAATGGGAATACCCTAAACTAACATATTCTTCTGAATCATTGTTCATTTGTTCAATCAAATAATTCAAATAAGAATTATCGGAATCTATGAAAATATGATCGTGATTACAATAAAACCAAATTAATCTATCGTCTAATAAATCAAATGATTCAATCCAGTCATTTTGATATACATTTCGTTTCCATTCCAAGTGAATAGGATAGTCTTTAAATTCTTGTTTTATGAATTCATTTAATTCATCTTGTCTGTGTTTATAACACTCATCTAATTCTATTTTAAGAATTATTTTACTCCATTTATATATTTTAGATACACTGGCTAATGAATATTTAAAAATATCAAAATTTGTAAATTTTCTTAAATTGCCTCTATCAAGATAACCTTTTCCAATTTTCGGTCTCGTTTCAGTAATAAATGTATTGCAAAAATAAATCATATATCAATGTCTTTTAATCCAAAATTTCTGACTAAGTTAATTGAATATGCAGTTAACATTCCGTCTGGTTTAATATCGTTTACTACTACTCTTGGACCTCTTCCAACTCCCATAATTAATTGATCATAGAAAATTCCGGCTTCCTGCAATTGCTTAATAGTAATATCTCTATTACTTTCTCTTCTTCCGGTGGTTAAAATAATAGTATATCCTTTTTTATTCCATTCTAATAACTTTTCAATGGTTCCATCTAAAACCTCCATTTTGTGAGAAGGTAAAGAGGTTTTACTAGGATTTTCATGTTTAACTAATGTACCATCTATATCAAGAAATACTGTTTTGACATCAATCTTTTCCATATAACTCTTTTAATTTATCTTTTATATTATTTTTAATGATATTGTCAATATCAAATCTAACATTTTTCTTTATCTGATTTACAAAACTGTTAGTTGATAATACATAGTGTCCGCAGATATTAATCAATTGTTTTTTATTGGTGAAAGGATCAAAAGTTTTGTTAACCCACTTTTCCCATTTTTTTGATTCATAACATATGTTAAAAAAAGTTTCAAATAACAAATCGTTATTATTTATTTCTTGTAAATATGTTTTGGTTTCTATTTGACCAAATTCTGGTGCAATATTGATCGAATCTAATCCACATTCAAATTTTTCAAAAATAAGAAAGACAGGCAAATAATCGCCATTGTGTTCTTTAGATAAAAGATTATATTTTTTACACACTGAAACCATGTCTAACAATCTTTGTTTATCATAAGATCCAGTATTTTTTGTTTCTTTTAAAGAAGTTCCGCTTTGAATTACTGCAAATTTTATTCTATCAAATTTTTCAACTGATAAATGTTTTTTCAAATATTCAATTAACTCTTCCAATTGATAGGATTCATATTTAAAAATAGACTCCTCGGTACCTACTTCATATATGATGTTATTGTTTATATCAAAACAATGATCAATTAAGTTCTTTGTATTTATACATCCTTCTTTAAAAGATTTTGATATTTTCCACGGATCTATATGGATCGCATCGAAATAGTTTGCATCATGAATTAATGATGTTAATCCATCGTCATAGTGTAATCCTTGTCCTGGACCACCATGATCTCTTTTTAATAAAATATTACTGGATCGATCTCTTACATATTTAGAAAAAACTTCAGTCGTCCAATGATTTACATATCCTCCGATATAATCTACTTGTCTTCTAGATGGAATAAAAATCAAATGTTTATCGTTTTCGTTTGCATATTCAATACAAGCGTCAACGATGTTCTTTGACATCACTCCTATTCCATATTTATACTTCATATTTTATTCCGGTATATATTTCAAACTGTTTCATTGCTTGATTTAAATGAAATAAATTTCCAGTATCAGTTCCTACAATACAATCAATGAAATCGTTTGAATTATCAAATACGATGTTAGTTACTGGTGTACAATTAAATATTAAACTATTTTTTAGTAAATTCAAGTTTCCCCAGTTATTTCTAGTAATATTGTTTACTAGAAATCCCATTTCTTTTGATTTAGATATTACAGCGTTGGCTAATCCGCCATTTCCAAGAATAAAAATTTCTTTGAATTTATCTAATTTAGATACTAAAATTTTTTCGGTTGCATAGTAATCGGTATTGTATCCGATCATTTTGTTACTATCAAATAATATAGTATTTACTGATTTGCTGTTTATTGCACTTACATCTTTTTTATCTACCAATTCAAACGCAATTTTTTTATAAGGCATAGCAATTGCACATCCAGAAAAATTTAAATATATCGCACTATTTAATGCTTTTTCGATATCATCGACCGAGAAGGATTTATAAATAGCGTTAATATTAAATTTTTTAAATGCGGGATTAAAGAATTCGCATCCTTTATTTCCCGCATTTTTACTGAATGAACAATAGATTTTAGTATCCTTATTTACTAATAGACTCATATAACATTTCTGTTGACATAAACCACAACATTTTATTAAATTTGTTGCTATGAAGAGGAGACATATTTAAATATATCAATCCAGTTATCATTTTTATTTTATTTATATCATAATTGTTATTGATCAACCAATTTTCATAATTCTTTGTGAATTCTTGTAACTGAACTGTGCTTTCATATGAATAATTTACAGTTGATACTCCTTCTACAATATTAATCGAATCATCGTTTTTAAGTATATTATATGGCAAGATGCACCCACCATACATTTTTGATAGATCGTAATGCAAATCACCACCATCAACTGATCCAGCAAAAGACTCCCTCCAATCAATATAAGTGAATTTATCAAAGGTTGAATTATAAATTACATTGTCAAATTGAAGGTCTCCGTGAAATGCACTGTAGAAAGAGTTTTCTTTTAATGAATTGAAATCAACATTTGAAAGTATTTCCTTTAGAGAAGGATATTTCTTTGAATTAATTTCAAATGATTTATTGAAATAATCTTCGCCATACTTTTTTAAGAATGCATCTTTTCGTGAATTAGTTTTATCAATATAGAAAGAGTCAATTAAAGATTGATTTTTCCATTTGGATGATTCATCGATTACATTTTTATAGAATGACAAGAACTTATTGAATATTGTTACTGAATTGTATTCATATAAGGTTATACCCTCTTCCCAATCATAAGAAATGAAATTATTAGTAAGTTTGAAGTTGTTTGGTACTAACTTGTGTAATCTACATGCACGTTCACCTCTATTTTTTGTAATGATCTGATCAGAGTTAAATTTCAAGAATTTATTTCCGATTTTATATGTAACTTCATCAATTTCTTTATGTAAAGAAAGCGGAGAATCTTTGAAATGTTCTTTTGCTTTTTCAATATCATCCAAATTGCCGGTATCAAACCATTTTAATTCTTTTGCTTTTAGTGTAGGATATACACTTGGATTGTACCATGCAGAGACTAGTTCTGTATCTAAATCTGAAGATCCTAATTGTTTCCAGAAAATTTCATAATCCCAGATAGATGCTAATCCAATAAAAGCATAATCAAATCCGTTCTCAGATTTATTTACGAAACTTGTTATATTATTATTTTCGTCTACTTTAGCAGTAGAGTATTTTTCTGGATAACTGGTTTGATGTACACCAAGCCAATTTCCGTCTAATTTAGGCATTTCAGAATCAATCAAACAATCAGCAGTAGTAATATAGAAAGGACGTTGTAGATATTCCTTACATTTAAACGCAGAATATCCTGGTCCAATCTTTGAATCTTCCCATTTATCTACTTCTACAAAAGTAAATTTTCTTTGTGGATATGTAAGTTTACAATATTCAATCAACGAGTCTTTTTTATATCCAACTGCAACTACAATATCATAATTTTCTGGAAATTTTTCAATGATATGTGAAATAATTGCTTTATTGTTTATAGAAACCAACGCTTTATTTTTTGATTTGGTGTGATGTTTTAATCTAGTTCCAAGACCTGCTGCTAGAATTAATACTGCTGGAGAAGAGTGTTCTCCTTCTATTTTTCCGTCTTTACGATTTGCATCATCTTCTAAACGAATTACATCATCTACTTCTGGTGTAGATACTTCTTGAAGAATAATATCAGTCAATGCAATTACTCTATGTTTCTTTGGTGGAGTAACATTAAAATAATCACCAGCAGACATCATTTTCTTTTCAACTACACCGTCGTCATTTTCCAACCAAACCTCAGCATTGCCGGAAATTATATAGTTAGTTTCACGCTTTTTAACATGATATTGATAACTCGTTTTGTAACCTGCATTGATGTAAATTCTTTTATAGCAATAAACATCGTTTAATTCTAACCATTCTTCTTTTCCCCAAGGTTTAATTACAGTTTTCATAGTTGTGTTTTAATCCAATTAAATGTTTTTTCAATACCTATTTTGAGAGGTTGTGAAGGTTCCCATCCCATTTTTTCACGATATAAAGTATTATCCGAATTTCTTCCTCTTACACCTGTTGGACATTTAAATCCATACTTTTGACGGAACTCTTCACCGCCAAGATTTTTAATCTTTATATTTTTTCCGGTTAAATCAATTGCAATTTGTGCTAATTGATTGATAGTTACCATTTCTTCAGAACCAATGTTTACTGGACCTAAGAAATTATCTTGTCTCATAAATCTTAATACTGCTTCTACACAATCATCAATATATAAGAATGAACGAGTTTGTAATCCATCTCCCCAAACTTCAATTTCACTGTTGTCAGAAGATTCAAGAGCTTTTCTACACATTGCTGCAGGTGCTTTTTCTTTTCCGCCTTTATATGTACCACATGGACCAAAGATATTATGGAATCTAGCAATTCTTACATCTAACTTATGGTTTCTGTTATATGCCAAATATAATCTTTCACTAAATAGTTTTTCCCATCCATATTCACTGTCGGGTTCCGCAGGATATGCATCTTTTTCCGCACATTTTGGATTATTTGGGTCCATTTGATTATATTCTGGATATGCACATGCACTTGAAGAATAAAATACTTTCTTTACTTTTTTCTTTGTACATTCATGAACAACATTTAAATTAATTAATGCTGAATTATGCATTACATTTGCATCATTTTGACCTGTGAAAATGTATAATGCTCCGCCCATATCAGCGGCTAATTGATATACTTCATCGGCATTTTCTGGAATTACTGATTTTACTACATTTGGATCGGTGAGATCGCCAAGTACAAAATCATCGGCGTAATTGTGATACTCATTGTTTTTAATATCAACACCACGAACCCAATAACCTTCTTGTTTTAGTCTTTTAACTAAATGTCCTCCAATAAATCCTCCCGCACCTAATACGACTGCAATTTTTTGTTGATTATTCATACTTTAAATCCTTTGTTTTCTTCTTCTGTAAACAATTTATTATACTTAATATTTGTTTCTATTTGTTTTTCTATTGTCTTATTATGATGTAAAGATAGTTCATATACTGCCGGTAAATGAACATATGTTTTTGCACCTTCTACTTTTTCATGTAATCTGCGTTTCCATTCAATATAAGATACATTTTTAAATAATCTACCTTGTGGATCTGGCCAATTAACAATCAATCTATCTTCATAAGATGTTAATCTCCAACCCCATTGTTTGGAATTTTCATGATTTACACCTTTGAAATCATTTATACGAGGAATCCAAAATAAGTCAACATCATTATTTAATTCAATCAATTCTTTTAATGATTCTAATAACATTTCGGAAGGTAATTCATCATCGTCAATTTGAAAAATATATTTTCCTTTACATTGATTTTTACCATAGTTTTTATGTTCACTATAGTTTTTATTTAATTCGTGTTTGTATACCTTGAAAAAACTATTGTTAGATACATTATTTAATACTTCTAATGTTTCAATGTTATCACTATAATCATCTAATATGACACATTCATTATTTTGTCCATATTTGTATAGTCTGTCTAATAGAATTTGAAGTTCAAATCCTGTATTTTTACATGTAACTAGATATGATACAAATGGTGTTGACATATATTAGGATACCTTGCTTATTTTAGGAAGTTCAATTTTTTTCAATTTAGGCAATACGATTTTCTTTTCTACTGCAAATTCCGGAACATATTTGTCCAAAATTCCCCACAATTTTGCATCCATCGATTGTAGACTAAACTTTTCCATATTTTCAAGACGAAGTTGTTCTGCCTTATCGGTGTATGATTGGTTATAACTGTGATAATACTGTTTGAATTTATCTTCTGCCAATCCATAAGCAATATAAAACCAACTACTTTCTTTAATCAACCAATCATTTGCAGATTCAGGATGAATTTGTTTGAGTGAACCTTCAAAGAAAGATGTATACTTAGGATTTAAGAAATCCAAATGTCCACTCCAATTAGATGACAATACTGGTTTACCACTCAATGAAGCCAACAACAATGGATGTCCGAATCCTTCAC